GTCCAAGCCGACCACGGCCATTGGCATCAGCGCCTACCACGAGCACAAGAACCTCGTCGTGCACATCCAGTCGGAGGCCAGGGCCGGGATGATTCCCAGCACCATCGCCGACCGTTTGGCCGAGCTCCGGGCTGAGTACGAAATCGACACCATCGTGGTGGACGAGGGCGGCCTGGGCCGCGGGTACACGGGCGAGTTCAACCTACGCTTCGGCGAAATCGCGATTGGCGCGTCGAAGCGGGACAAGCTCGGGTTCCGCAGCCTGATGAACGGCGCTCTCGAGAAGGGGGAGCTTGCCATCGTCGGCTGGGTGGACGACGGGGACAACGTCCAGGGCCCAAACAAGGCCCTGATTGGCGAGCTTGAGAGCCTCTGCTGGGACGAGCGGGGCCTGGACGTTTCGAAGGGGGCCGCGGACCACCTGACTGACCAGCTACTCTATGGCTGGCGGTATTGCTACGGCTTTGCCGCGGAGTCCCCGGAGAACAGGCCGGCGCCCGGTACGCCCGAATGGGCGCTCGAGGAAGAGCGGCGGATGGAAGAGGCTGCTTCGGAGGACGAATGGGACGACGAGAGACCGTGGTACGAGGGCGGTGTCGAGTGAACCATCTCGAGCTCGGGGAGTACCTCGACGTCATCAACGAGCTTCGTGGCCGGGGTCTGACCCTCATGAAGCTCGGCGCAGACGGCAGCCTGATTCTCGCGTTCGACCAGCACGCCGTCCCGTATGCCGAGCCGGCGCTCGACCCCCCCGAACCCGACGAAGAGGCGGACGCCCTCTTCGACTCGGCTGACTGATGACCGACGAGCAGAAGCCTTATCAGCCGGGAGAGCTCTGGTGGAAGGGCGCAAAGGATACCGCTTGGCAGCGGGTCCTGGGCGTCGTCGACTACCTGTGGGACATGCCGGAGGAGAAGGCTCGCCGTCGCGATGACGTCGACCATGCTCGTATCTACGGCAACCGCTACTTCCGGGGCTTCGGCCCCTTCCAGTTCGCCAAGGCCGTTCCGTCCAAGCACGACGAGGACCGGCTAAGGGCGAACGTCTGCAAGCCAGTCGTCGACACGGCCGTTGCGCTGACTGCGGGCCGGAATCGACCAAAGGCCACCCTAGTCACGAACAGCGGCGATTGGTCGCAGAAGCGTAGGGCGAAGAAGGCTGACCGGTTCATCGAGGGCGTGTTCCGCGAGGCGGGCATGTCGTCGCTGGGGCCGCAGATGTTCCGGGACGCCTGTATCTTTGGTACTGGCGTAATCAAGTTCTTCCCCTCCAGCGGCCGAATCTGCGCTGAGCGCGTTCTGCCGTCGGAGCTTCTCGTCGACCCGATTGACGGGATGTACGAGCGGCCCCGGTGCATCTACCAGGTTCGTTTCGTCGACAAGTCCGTGCTGCTCGAGGCATTCGGGGGCGCGGGCCGTGACAGCATCAGCCAGGCCATCAAGGGCGCTCCGCTGGTCGCCGACCCTGACAGCGGCGCCGAGCGCACGACCACGGCCGAGCCCGTGCGCGTCGTCGAGTCCTGGCATCTCCCGAGCGGCCCGGACGCCAAGGATGGCCGGCACTGCATCGCTATCCACGGCGCGACTCTGCTCTACGAGGACTGGGAGCGTGACCGCTTCCCGTTCGTGTTCTTCCGGTGGTCGCACCGGGTCATCGGCTTCTGGGGCACTGGGCTGGTGGAGGAGGTCAAGCCCCTCCAGCTCGACATCAACATCACCCTGCGCCGCATCAAAGAGTGCCTCCACCTGATGGCGGTGCCGCGCATCTTCGTCCAGGCCACGGCGAAGGCGGTAAAGAGCCTCATCAACAACGAGGTGGGCGCAATCATCCCCTACACGGGGTCGCAGCCACCCGTCTTCCTTACGCCCCCGAGCGTCCCCCCGGAGCTGTTCAAGCACCTCCAGTGGCTCATCCAGCAGGCATTCGAACAGGCCGGCATCAGCCAGATGGCAGCGGCCTCCAGGAAGCCTCCGGGACTCGAGTCCGGCGAGGCAATCCGCACGTACAACGACATCGGTTCTGAGCGCGTCGCGGTCCAGGGTCGCGAGTACGAGCAGGTCCACATGGACGGCGCCCGTATCTGCATGGACCTCTCGGCGGACCTGGACGCCGGCCGTGAGGGCGGGTTCGCGACGGTGTTCGTCCGAGGCCGCCAGTCTGCCGAACGCATCAAGTGGGCAGACGTCGTGATGGACGCAGACTCCTACGTCCTCCAGGTCCACCCGACCTCGGCGCTGCCCCGTGACGCCGCTGGCCGGACTGCCACCGTCGAGTCGTGGGTCCAGGCCGGCTGGGTGGATGAGCACCAGGCCAAGCGCCTCCTGGACTTCCCAGACCTCGACTCTGAGAACGACCTCGTTGCCGCTGGTCGTGACCTCGTCGACATGCACCTCGAGAGGCTCCTGGACTACGAGCCTGTCGCCGACGCGTACGTTGAGCCGGACCCCGCGTCTGACCTCCAGTACGCATTTACCCGAGCCCAGCAGACTCTGGCTCTCGCCCGCCTGGAGAACGCGGACGACGAACGGCTGGACCTCATCCGGATGTACCTAGACGACGTCCGGGCACTCATCGACCGAATGCTGCCCAAGGAAGCGCCGGCACCTGACCCGAGCGCCGTGATGGCAGCGCCCTCGAACCCCGCCGCTCAGGCGCCAGTGGCGCCCCAGGCACCCGTCATTGCATGACTGACATCATCGTTTCTGACGCCCCCTCTGCCACGCCCGCGCAGGCGCCCGAGCTCGACCTAGCCACCATCGTCGAGTCGAAGCTCGCGGCTGCCGCGCCCAAGGGCGACCCCGCCGGGGGGACGTCGGAGCCCAAGCCGGAGGCGACTCCGAAGGCTCCCGAAGAGGCACCCAAGGACTCCGCCGCACAGACGTTCGCGAGAGCGATGGCGGCCGAGAAGAAGGCCCAGGAGGCGGCCAAGGCTGCGAAGTCGGAGAGAGAGAAGCTAGACGCCGACAAGGCCGCGCTGTTGAAGGAGCGCGAGAGTCTGGCGAAGGAGCTGGCGGACGCCAAGGAAGTCCTCCGGCTCATCAAGGATGACCCTCGAGCTCTCGTCCGTCGGGCGGGTGAGAGCCCCGAGGCTTTCGTCAAGAGGCTTGCCACGGGGGAGCGGGTCGACCCGAAGGTCCGCGAGCTCGAGGAGCGCCTGAACGCCGCAGAGAAGGCTCGTGAGAAGGAGCGCTCTGAGGCCCAGGCGGAAGCCGACAAGCGCGCAGAGGAATCGCGCAAGCAGGCCGAGGACACGGCAGTCGCGGAGTTCCACGACGTCGTGAAGGCCAGCCCCGAGTGCGGTGCTGTTGCATGGCTGATGGAGTCTGACCCTGACACGGCGAGGGGTCTTCTCCGGAATGCAGTGCTCGAGCATCACAAGGCCACCGGGAAGATTCCTAGCTACGAGGAGGCTGCCCAGGTTCTCCAGACGTCGTTGATGACTGACTTCGAGCGAATGCTGTCAGTCCCGGCGTTTCGAGACCGCGCAGTTGCCCTCGTGGGTGCCAAGCCCGCGGCACCGCCCAGCGCGAAGAACGAGAAGCCTGCCCAGCGAGCGAGTCAGGGCGCCGAGTCCGCGGATGTCCCGCGGACCATCACCAACGAAATGGCAACCGGCAGTGGCGCCGGGGAGCGAGAGCTCTCCTACGACGAGCGCCTGGAACGGCTGCACCAGAGGCTCGAGTCCGCTCTTCGCGGCTGAGCACCGGAGTCTGACAGATGGCTTCTCTGACCCCTGCGCTTCTCGCTGACGCGCTCAAGGAGTTCTACACCGACAAGGAGATGATGAAGCTCGCATACGACGAGCATCCTCTCCTGTCGATGATTTCGAAGGACACGCACTGGAGCGGCAAGGAGCACGTGATTCCCATCCAGTACGCTCGCGCGCAGGGCCGTTCGGCCGTGTTCACGACCGCACAGGGAAACACGGCGCCCGGTCGCTACGAGGCGTTCAAGCTGACGACCAGTAAGGACTACGGCGTCATCCACATCGACACCGAGACGATCTACGCGTCGGAGGGGACTCCGGTGCGCAGCTTCGTTGCGGCCCGCAAGAACGAGGCGGACGGCATCATCGGCTCGCTGGGCGCGAACCTGGCCATGCAGCTCTACCGCAACGGCGGTGGCGCTCGAGGTCGCATCGCGACGGGCGGCATCACGGGCGACGTCATCACGCTCTCGGAGCCGAACGACATCGTGAACTTCGAAGTCGACATGCAGCTCTGCGCGTCGACGGCGGACGGCACGTCCGGTGCGCTCAAGGACTCGGGCGACACGATGACCGTCGTGGCGGTGGACCGTGACGCGGGCACCATCGAGGTCGACGCGGTCGCGAACATCGCGGCCCTCGCGGCGGACGACTACCTTTTCGCAGAGGGCGACTTCGGTGCGCTGGCGAAGGGCCTCGACGCGTGGCTGCCCTCGGCGGCCCCGAGCTCGACCGCGTTCTTCGGCGTCGACCGCTCGGTGGAGCCCACCCGCCTGGGTGGCATCCGCTACTCGGACTCGAACCCGCTCGTCGAGAAGTTCAAGCGTGCGGTGGCTCGAGGCTGGCGCGAGGGCGCGCGTGTGACCCACGCGTTCCTCAACCCGCTCGACTGGTCGGAGCTCGAAATCGCGCTGGCGGACCGCGTCCAGTACGACCGAGTCAAGAGCTCGACCGGTGAGTTCATGTTCGACAGCATCAAGATGGCCACGCCGTCGGGCATGGTCCAGTTCGTCGGCGACCCGGACTGCCCGAAGGGCGTCAGCTACGCCCTCAAGCTCTCGACGTGGACCTTCGTGTCGCGTGGTGCGACGCCGCGCGTCCTGGACCCGGACGGCAAGGGCGAGTTCCTTCGCCAGGGTGCGGCGGACGGCATCGAGGGTCGCTTCGGCTGGTTCGGCAACCTCGGCTGCCGCGCGCCCGGCATGAACATCCGCGTCGCGCTGACCTGATAGGGGTGCCTGATGTCGCGTCATAGTCGACCCTGGGCCCGCCAGGAAGAGACCGTCTTCCTCGCTGGCTCGTTCGCAACCGATGGCGCAGGCGCCCTGGAGGCTGACTCCGAGAGGGGGAAGGGCTTCACGGTCGCTGCGCAGGGCAGCGGTGTCTACCGCGTCTCGTTCACTTCGGACGGGACCCGGAAGTACCCGCGCATCATCTCCGTGGTGGCGTCCGTTGAGGACAACGCCGAGTCGATCGTCAGCGTCGTGAGCACGACCGCCAGCAATGGCTATGTCGACCTCCAGACGCGCGTCGCAGGTGCCGCCGCGGTCGTCACGTCTGCGCGTGTCCACTTCATCATCGTCGCTCAGAACAGCTCGGTGACGTGATGACCGACGAGCCTGTGAAGGCTCCGATGGGCCTCCTCGCTGTCATGTCCAAGCGACCTGGCGGTGAGGAGGCTTCTGTCGCTGAGGAGCCTGTGGAGGGCGCCGAAGAGCCCGAGCCGGAGGCCCAGGTGGTCGCCGGCGGAGAGGTCATGTCGGCCATGCGCAGCGGAGACACCGAGGCGTTCACTCGAGCGCTCAAGAGCTTCATCCGCATTACGCGGCTCCTGGAGGACTGAATGGGAGTCAAGGTCTCAGAGCTCACGGCAGCCACCGCGCTGGACGGCACGGAGCTCGTCCCGGTTGTCCAGGACGGAACCACGAAGTACGCGACCGCGTCGCAGCTCGCCGCGGCGACCGCACCAGTGGCCGCCGGCATCTACTTCACCAGCGCTGCCGCCGTAATCGACAGCGTCGGCATGAGCGTCAGCAAGGACTCGACCGGCGTATTCATCGTCACGATGGACACTGCTCTGACGCAGACGTACATCATTTCGCTGTCCCTCCAGGCGAGCACCTCCCTCCATGCCGTTTGGATTTCGGACAGCTCGACTCAGTTTACC